CAATCTTTTTTCAAAACTCTAAATATATATAATCCTATCTTTTCAAGTAACTCATCTAATCTTTTGTAGCCAACAATTTGTTGAAAGCTATGTGATCCAAGTTGCCTTTTAAGTAGATTAGCATGACGATTAAGAAAAGCATAGTAGCTTGGGAAACCTAAGATACTAGGATCGAGGAACTCAAACTGAGACCAAAGATCCAAGGGCGATTTAGTTACAGGTGAACCTGTCAGTATTCTTTTATATTTAAAATCCTTACCGATTTTTATAAGTGATTTGGTTCGTTTGGCCTTGGGATTCTTGATAGCAGTTGATTCATCTATAGCTATAAGTCCCCGTTCTCCAAACTTCTTGGCCATCCATGCCCCCGCCTTGATGCCTCGAGGACTAGAGAAAGCTTCAATGTTCATGATGAATATTCTCATAGCAGTTGTGGTCTTCTTAAAAAATTCATTTAAATTTTTTTCATAGGCCATAGTTCTGTTTGATTGCCAATACATAATTTTGTATTCTAATGTATCAGTAAAGTGTGTTGGTATTTCTTTTTCAACCCAATTACGATAAACACCTTTAGGAGCAAGTATGAGAGCGAAGTTTATTTCTTTTGTGGCACGTAAGTATGCTATGTTATCTATCAACACTTTTGACTTACCTGTACCCATTTCCATGAAAAACCCAAATACTCTCAAATGTTTCGCTTGGTCTAAAGCATCTTTTTGGTGCTTATATGGTTTTGTTTTCATTATGTGGTTGACATTCATCCTATCGCTCCTATATAGTCTAATATAAACATTATAAATTTTATTACAACTTTTTAATGGAGGTTACATGAAAAATTATAGAGTTTATGTTGTGAAAACGACCATTGTTGAAATGTGTCTTGATGCTAAAGATAAGTATGATGCAAAAGACAGATGGAAAGATGGAGTCGAACTAATGGAAACAGATATTGCATGTGAAGCAATTTCTGCTGAAAGAAGGGAAGATGGAGATCGTTTACATGACTGAAAAAATATTTGAAGAAATGTTCGATGATACAAGTCTCGATAAAGTAGAGGGTAATACAATGAAAAGTTTATCCACTGTTGTTAAAGATTTGGATCAGCTTACACAAGAGATTAATCAAAAGGAAGAAGAGTTAAAAGCTCTTAAACTTCAAAAACACAAAGTTTCAACTGAACAGATACCCGCCATGATGGATGAGATGGGTGTCCAACGATTGGACGTTGAGAATTTAAGTGTAACTTTAAAACCTTTGATTAATGCATCAATACCACCGACTAGGAAAGAAGAAGCCTACAAGTGGTTAAGAGATAATGGCCTTGATGATATTATTAAAAACGATGTCATCATGTCATTTGGTCGGGGCGAAGACAACGTTGCGGGGGATCTTATGTATGAACTCGAGAAACGTGGTATGCATCCCGAGAAGAAGACACACATTCACTCAATGACTTTAAAAGCATTCATTAGGGAACGTGTGGAGAAGGGGTTACCAATAGATCTTGATCTGTTTGGTGCCTTTGTAGCAAGAACCGCTGACATAAAAAGGAGATAATAATGTCAAAAGCAGTAACAAAAAAAGAGGACAATCTTCCCTCTGCAATAGAAGATGTAATTTTTGAGACCGCTGGAGAAGGCATTGACTACGATACTTCGGAACTACAGATTCCGTTTCTTCGTTTAGTCCAAGCCATGTCCCCACAGTTAAAGAAAGCTGACCCAAAATTTATTGCGGGTGCATCTCAAGGGGATATGTTCAATACTGTTACAGGACAGTATTGGGATGGCGAAGAGGGTGTAGTCGTTATACCTTGCTATCAAGAAACAAAATATCTGGAATTTGTGCCACGTGATTCTGGTGGTGGTTTTGTAGGAGAGATCGCTCCCGACAATCCCATAATACAACAAGCCAAACGTGAGGGTAACAAAGAGTTGTTACCTAGTGGTAACGAACTTGTTAAATCAGATCAGCACTATTGCATTATACTTGATAATGATATTCCAACATTAGCTATTCTCGATATGAAAGTATCACAGTTAAAAGTTAGCAGACGTTGGAAGACACAGATTGCAATGCTCAAAGTTAAAAACAAGAATGGCGAACTTGTTGTACCATCTGTTTACTCAAACATGTGGAAGTTCAAATCTGTTGAGGAGAGCAATGATCAAGGTACGTTTTTCAATTGGACTTTTGAACGTGTCGGTTTCGTTCAAGACAAGAGTCTTTTTGAAGAGGCTAGAAAATTTAGAGGATCTGTTATGAAAGGGGAAGCCAAGGCAAGAGCCGAGGACATAGCAGATATAGGTACATCAACTAAAGTAGATGATGACCATTTCTAATGAGCCTAGCACAAAAGTTCATGGCGGTGTTTGAGGGATCAAGCACTGCCCATGGACAAACAACCATCGGAAATGTACGGAAGAATGGTAAGACAGATGCAAGAAGTTTTATCGTTAAGGAGCCTTTGACACTTGAATTAGTACAAGAGCATTTAAGTGGCAGTAAAGGTATTGGCTCCATACCCATAACACATGAGAACAAATGTAAGTTTGGTGTGTTAGATATAGATACATATCCCATCGATCATGTAGCCATAGCAAAGAAATGTAAGACTATGAAACTACCTTTTGTTGTATGCAGAAGTAAATCGGGTGGGGCACATTTATTTTTATTTTTAAAAGATTATTATCCCGCAGTGGATGTAAGAGATTACTTAGGTGAGATGGCAGCAGCACTTGGCCATTCAACCTGTGAGATATTTCCAAAGCAAGATCAGATACTTGTCGATCGTGGCGATGTAGGAAACTTCATTAACTTGCCATACTTTGATGCAGACAATAGTTTGAGATATGCAGTAGATGACAAAGGCAAAGAATTAAATATAGAATCTTTTTTAGAGTTTGCACAAAAGAAAACTGTAACATTAGATGATTTAAACAAATTAAATTTAGGTAATGACAAAAAAGAATTTGAAGATGCTCCGTGGTGTCTTCGTATCTTTTTTAATCTAGGTATACCAGAGGGTCAGAGGAACAAGGTTCTATTTCATGCGGGTAAGTATGCAAAGAAAAAGTTTCCAGAAAGTTGGAAACAAATGCTTGAGACTTGGAATAATAAGTATTGCTCCACACCCTTACCAGCTTCTGAGATTGTAACAATACAACAACAACACGAGAAAAAAGAATATGAGTATCTGTGTAAGGACGAGCCTATGCAGAGTCATTGTGATAAGAAGGCATGTAAACAAGCAAAGTATGGTATCGGTGGCCATGATACGTTACCCGAGATTGGCGGACTAACAATCTTAAAATCAGAGCCAAGACTTTTCTTTTTGGATGTTGATGGCAAAAGATTAGAGCTATCAACTGAACAATTACAAATGCCTATACAGTTTCAACGTGCATGTATCGAGCAAATTGATTTCATGCCTCCGTTGTTTAAACCAGGAGATTGGCAGATTTTGGTAAATAATCTGTTATCAACTGCAACATCAATAGAAGCTTCCGAAGAACTGACTATGACAGGACAGTTTAAGGAACTTGTAGAAACCTACTGCACAAGCCGTATTCGGGCAAAGTCACCCGAAGAACTGAACATGGGTAAACCATGGACAGAAGATGACTTAACATATTTTACCATGAAAGGTTTGCAGGAGTTTTTGAAACAAAGAGGGTTTACGACATTCAATAGACCACAGATCCAACAAAGACTAAAAGATTTGAATAGTGGCCAGAAGTGTAATGGCATGAAACAAATCAAGTTAGACAATGGTAAGTGGACGAATCTACGGGTGTGGTGGGTTCCTCAATTTGAAACAACTGAAGTGGATTTAACAATTACAAAGGAGAATGATGATGACGAAATCCCATTTTGAAGAAAAGCAATCCTTTTCAAGGGACACAGTTTTTCTGACACAACCCGAGGTTAGTGAATGGTTAAAGATATCAAAGTCAACTCTGTACAGATGGGTGCAAGAAGGTGCATTCCCAAAACCTGTTGTTCTTGGTAAGCCAGAGAAAAATGGCACATCAAGATGGGTTGAGGATGAGATACAAGAGTGGCTTGACAACCGACCTCGAGAAAAAGCCGATGCATGAGGAGTTAATATTCGGACCACCAGGGTGTGGCAAGACTCATACATTGATTGATCTTGTCAAAGATGAATTGAGTAAAGGCACCCCACCCGATAGAATAGGTTTCGTATCTTTTTCTAAGAAGTCTATAGGAGAAGCAAAGGAGCGTATATCGGAACAAACAAAACTATCACTCAAGGATGTTCCGTGGTTCAAGACTCTTCATTCAACGGGATATCATTGGCTCGGCCTAGGCGACTCTAACATGCTGACACGAGCAGACTTTACGAACCTAGGCAATGAGCTTGGTATTATCTTTGATGGTAATACTGCAAAATCAAACAGTGATGGTGTGTTGCTGCAATCGTTTAACAAAGGTAATCAGTATCTTGAATTGATTGGCCGTGCCAACATGAGAGAAGTATCATTAGATCAAGAGTATAATGACAATGGCGATTATCAACTAAGCTATTCTTTCTTGAACAAAGTCGATAAGGTCTACAAAGCATACAAGAAACAGTATGAGAAGTATGACTTTACAGACATGATACAATACTTCGTTAAGCAAGGCAGTGCACCATTACTTGATGTATTGATTGTAGACGAGGCACAGGATCTTACAAAGTTGCAATGGTCTATGGTCAATGTCCTCAAACAATCAGCAAGTAGAATTTATTATGCGGGAGATGACGATCAAGCGATACATGTATGGAATGGTGTTGATGTGAAAAATTTCATGAGATCATGTGAGAACATCCGCATACTTGATCAGAGTTATCGTGTACCAAGATCCGTACATGAGATAGCCAATCGCCTTGTGAATAGAATAGAAGTAAGACAGGCAAAAAGTTGGAAACCTACAGAGCGTGAGGGTTCTGTGGATTATCATATGAATTGGTATGATGTAGATATCGATAAGGGGTCATGGACGATCATGGCAAGAACAAACAATATCGTAAACAAGATAGAAGTTAATCTTCGTGACAATGGTTATTTATATGAAAGATTTGGTAAAATTTCATTAGAAAATGAATTTATTCAATTTATGAATATGTGGGAAGAACTTAAAAAGGACAAGAGTTTACCCCTTGAGACAATCAAACAGTTTTATAGTTACGTGCCAAAGCAAGGCAAGAACCAAGTTGTAAAAAGAGGTTCAGCAAAAACGTTAGAGTATTTAGATCCACAAAGCAGTTTATGTTATGACGAGCTAGTGGCCAATCATGGGTTAGTCGCACCTAAATCAATGAGAGGAGAAGATGTAGTTAATATGTCAGAGGACGATCAGAGATACAAGGCAGCGATATTACGAAGGGGGGAGGACTTGGAGAACCCTCGTATTAAATTATCAACGATACATCAGATGAAAGGCGGAGAGGACGACAACATTATATTGATGTCAGAGTCATGCCATCCTGCAGTTAATGCAAAGAATCAAGATGATGAGCATCGTGTATTTTATACGGGGGTCACAAGAGCCAAACATAATTTACACATCATTGATTCATTCGGGAGGTATAGATACGTGATATGAAAACTTATGAACAAGGTAAAGCAGAATTAGATGCAGAGTTAAAGAGACTTAACAAAGCTATTAAAGATGCTAAACAAAATATTACTTTTGATTTTCATTGTCCTCAATGTGACAAAACAAAAAAAATTAAAGTTCATTTAGCAAATACTGGTCGAGGCGGTAAACGATACTGTGGCCATGTTTGTAGAAACAAAGCTTACAGAAACAGAAAACAAGCAATACAGTTAAAAAAATTAGGATTAGCACACGAAAAAATCCATGAACTGCAACTACAGATAGATGAGTTAAAAAAATGAAAACTTATGAACAAGCAAAAAAAGAATTAGACTCTGATATTTCTAATTTAATGTTGCAAATCAAAAATTTAAAGAGAACTAAAACTTATGACAATGAGTGTCCACAGTGTAAAAAAATTACAAAAAAGAGAGTGTGGATTGCAACACTCGGTAAAAAAACTAAAGGACAAGGGATTGTGTATTGTGGTGCAAATTGTAGAGCTAAAGCTTATAGACAAAGAAAAGAACAATCTATCAGAGATGGTTACGAATCTGAGATACATTTATTAAAACAAAAAATTACGGAGTTAGAAAATGAAAAGAGATAAAGCATTAAAAATAGCAGAGGGTTTAGTAAGTGAAAAAAGAGCAAGTGTTTATGGAGATGCTCGTCTGAATCATCAACGGATAGCCAATATGTGGAGTGTTATATTTGGTATCAAAGTTCAAGTTTGGATGGTATATTTAGCTATGGTAGCGGTCAAGATGTCTAGGATTATGAATAAGCCAGAGCATGAAGATTCGTGGATCGATATCTGTGGATACGGAGCATTAGGAGCAGAAGAGAAAGAAGATAAATGAAAGACAAAAATACGATAAGT